AGTTATCGAAAGGATAACAAAATGAAACAATCTCGGTTGAAAATAACCATCGAGTATCAAACCCAAGGAATGAATGTTAAAGAAGAGCATTTCATTACTGGCGCGGCTGCTTCCACATGTTTTGTCGGAGTTAAGTCAACTATCAAATCAAGTTTAAATCAGAAACTGATTGAAGAAAGTGCTAAACCTATTAAGGATTCACCCCAACGGAATAAATCTTTTGAAATCAATACTTTGACTAAGCTTGCATGCATATGGTGTGACTTCACGACTACGGACTGGTGGCGAGCTACGCAACATGTAATGGAGCACGATGAACACATGCGTCCCGAGGAGAGGATACTTCCTGGCGAAGACATCATATCAGAGAAAGTTACAACCCTCATTCGATCATCCTTCATAGGTCCAGTAGATGGACTTTTAGCTAAACACTGTGTCATACACGGTTTGTTTACAGAAGAAGAAATGGAGAATATCAATGCAGAGGGAGAATAGTTCAGATGCTAGAGATACCATTTTTGAAGATCTCGAGGCTTTACCCAACCCACGGAGACGTGGACAGTCCAGTGTTGTCAAACGAATGCCTGTTGATCCAGTGCTCGTTCGTATCAGTTGTGGTGGCCTTAATTCCGAGTACATCATGGTTTGCTACAGTAACACTGAACAGAGATTCACAGTGGCTCAGTTGTCGGAGATGCTCAAATTCTTTAAAGAGCAAAGAAGACCTGGTGCTGCTATTCCTTTTGGCCAAGGTATCGCAAAAGCGGTTCTTGGAATAGGGGAGCGACTCAAGATTTTGAGTCACGAGGATGTTGAACATGATTAATGTTCTCCATCTAACCTGGGACGTAATACAGACCTATCCATGGTTTGTGTTCTTTTCCGGAGTTTCCTTCACTGTGGCGGTGTATTATGCAGTTAAATGCATTAGAAGTTGCTTCAGATTGTGGGATTTAAAGCGTCATTTATAGCGCTTCGGTGTTTTGTGAGAGTTCACCGTTAACAAAACTCTCTTGGCGTTGTTAGCCTGAAAAACACGGAAAGGAGTGTATCATGGCTGATAATCGTGGTCCTCTTACTCTGTTTGAGGGCTCTTTTGAGTATAAAAATACAGTTAGGGAGTTCTCACTTGAGGAAGAGGGGTCGGACGAGTATATTGACTCTTTGACCAAAGAGAGTCGGTTATCCGTGCTTGCAACTCTCGCCCGGACGAGGAAAGGTTTTAACACTGATTTAGTTACCCCCATTATTGGTAGTAGTGAGCCGGATAAGCTACAAGCTCGTGCGGTTATTAGGGATGCAGTGTTAAAAGTGGTAGATAAACTGACAATTGAACCGGGTATGACACCGCTGCTGGACGCTGAAAGAATCCTGGCAAGTAAGGTCGGTCCGTTGAGTATCATGCTACCTTTCGCTCAACGTCGTAGCGATCTATATCGATATTACGCTAAACCCCAGTTTACTGAGGAAGCCTATCATATATGCTTGCTGGCGCACGACAGAATAAAGCGGCGACTTCCACATCATAAATTAGAGCCGATATCATTAAACGACGCGTTTATCAAAATGCCTAAAGGTACAAATTTAGGCGGGCCGTTCTTTCGCAAGTCTAAGGAGTACTACCCTGCTCTCATGAAGCTTGCGGGACAATTTGAAAAGAGCGGTTTCGACACACAGAAGTATCGTGATCCCTGTATGCTTTATTGGCGTGGCCAATCAACTGGCCTAACCACTCCAGTGAAACAACGTGGAGTGTGGGG